GACGGACGTACAGTTGTAACGCATTCCACCCCCGATGACTATCGGTCATCGAGTCAACGATAGTCTGAGACTAATGGACTTCTCGAACTCAGTCTCCCGCGACGCGATGAAGCCCAGTCCTCCGCAGGTGCGGGTGCGCAGTGACCGCGGCACGCTGGAGCAGCGCAACGCACTGAAGCACACCACGCACAAAAAGAAGCGCGACGGTGAACCCACCGAGGCGCACCTGACTCCTCTCGGTGCCCCGGGCAAGTACCTGACTCCCGAACAGAAGAAGGCCTGGGCGGAGATACTCCGACTGAGTCCCAAGCGGGTCCTCACCGAGTCCGACCGAGTTATCGTCGAGGTACTCGCGTGTCTGATGGTGGAAGGCCGCAAGAAGGGCTGGCACAACCTCACCGGTGCGCAACTGACGCGCACCGAGCGCTGCCTGGCGCTCATGGGAATGACTCCTGCTCACCGGTCGCACGTTCGTCCTTTGCCCGAGGACAAACCTGCGAGCGCGTATGACGACTAAGGCGAAGCTCGGCCCCAAACCCAACGTCGGCCGCGAGCTTCCTCCCCGCATCGAACGACTCGAGCGCAAGCCAAGCCGCCACGCCTACGTCGACCGCTGCGACTTCTCTGCTGTCGCTCTCAAGTACGCCGAGGATGTAGTCTCCGGGGCAGTCCCCGCTGGCGGGTTCGTGCGCAAGGCCGCTCAGCGCCACATTGACGACCTCGCCCGAGCACAGAACGACCCCACTTGGAAGTACGAGTACAACAAGAAGGCCGCAGCCAGGGTCTGCCGCTTCATAGAGACGCTCCCGCACGTCAAGGGTAGATGGGCCGCGAAGGCGGAACTCATCGTCTTGCAGCCGTGGCAAATCTTTTTGGTCACTGTGCTGTTCGGCTGGCTGCGCAAAGACAACGGCAAGCGGCGCTTCCGCAAAGTCTACTGGGAGATCCCGCGCAAGAACGGCAAGTCGATCCTGGCAGCGGCCATCGGTCTCTACATGCTCTTGCATGACAAGGAGTATGGTGCGGAGGTCTACTCGGGCGCGACGACAGAGAAGCAGGCGTGGGAAGTCTTCCGACCCGCGCGCATGATGGCGCTGAAGACGCCCGAGCTACTCGACCACTTCGAGTTGGAGGTCTGGGCCAAGATCATGCTGCGCCCGAAGGATGGCAGCAAGTTCGAACCGCTCATCGGCAATCCCGGTGACGGTTCCTCGCCCTCCTGCGCGATCGTCGATGAGTTCCACGAGCACGACACGCCCGCTCTCATCGACACGATGGAGACCGGCATGGGCGCGCGGGAGCAGCCGATCCTCCTGGTGATTACCACTGCCGGCTACAACATCGCGGGCCCCTGCCACGACCTTCATAGCGAAGTGCGCAAGGTCCTCGACAAGGTCATCGAAAACGAGGAACTGTTCGGCTGTATCTTCGGCATCGACGAGAAGGACGACTGGGCGGACCCCGCCATCCTCATCAAGGCGAACCCGAACTACGGCATCTCAGTCGACGGTGAATTCCTCCAGTCGCAGCAGCGCGCTGCGATGGCGAACCCGCTGCAACAGACCAAGTTCAAGACCAAGCACTTGAACGTCTGGTGCTCGGTGCTCTCGGGCATCATGAACATGCAGCAGTGGGCGCTCGCGGCAGACGAACTGCTCGACGAGGACGAACTCGTGGGCTGCGACGCATGGGTCGCGGTCGACCTCGCCTCGAAGCTCGACTTGGTGACCGAACAGAGACTGTACCGCAAACACTTTCCCAACCAAGAGAAGCCGCACTATTACCTCTTCGGCACCTACTGGCTGCCCGAGGAGGCAATCGATGACGAAGGACCGAACAAAGCTCACTATCAGAAGTGGGTCATCACGGGTCACCTGACCCCGACCGAAGGCGCGACCATCGATTTTGACGCAGTGACTGAGCACGTAAAGGAAACTTGCGCTAGAATCAACCCGGTTGAAGTCGTGTATGACCCGCACATCGCGACGCAAATGGCGAACGATCTGATGGCAGAGAAAATCGAAGTAGTCGAGTTCGTGCAGACCCCGGCCAATTTCACGGTGCCGGTCGACGAACTCCTCGCTGCTGTCAAGGATGGTCGTTTTCACCATGACGGAAACCCTATCACCACGTGGTGCTTCAGCAACTGCGTAGCGCGCCCAGCGCGTAAGGGTATGGTCGCACCGACCAAGCAGAAAGCTCACCAGAAGATTGACGGGGCCATCGGCGCTTTCATGGCGATGGGTCGCGCCTGCGCTGCGCAAGAGAAGGACCCGAGTTTCCATTTCGTGTGAGTTCTGCAATGGCGAAAGACAAAACCATCCACCGTGCCTGGAGTCAGTTCCAGGTCAAGGCTGCGACAGTCGACTCGCAGGGTCAGGGCATCCTGGAAGGGATCGCAACGACCCCCACCACCGACCGCATGGGCGACATCGTCGAGCCCAAGGGCGCCGTGTTCAAGCTCCCGCTGCCCTTCCTCTGGCAGCACGACAAGTCGCAACCGCTCGGGCATGTCATCGAGGCGAAGGTTACCGACGCGGGCATCTGGATCAAGGCGCAGATCAAGCTTGGTATCCTGCCCGAAATCGACCGCGCCTGGACTCTCATCAAGGAGGGTCTGGTCCAGGGACTCAGCATCGGCTTCCGAGCGCTGGAGGCTGCCGACATCAAAGGAACATGGGGCATTCACTTCACGTCGTGGGACTGGCTCGAACTGAGCGCGGTCACCATCCCGGCGAACGGTGACTGTTCCATCGAGGCAGTAAAGGCGTTCGACAAGCAAACTCTGCGTGCCGTGTCAGGCGAAGAGCAGGGCGAGCGAGTCGTGCGCATCGCTCCCGGTGTCTCGGGTACCACCATCCCTCCCAAAGGAGATACGAAAGTGACGCTCAAGGAACAGATGGCGGCATTCGAGGCGAAGCGCGCCGCGAACAATGCCCGCATGGACGCGATCCTCGCCGAGTCGGCGGGTGCTACGTTCAACAAGGAACAGAAGGCCGAGTACGACCAGCTGGACGCCGACGTGAAGGAAATCGATGAGCACCTGATCCGTCTGCGCTCGCGCGAGAAGTCGCTGGCCGAAAACGCGACGCCGGCCGCTGAGAACCGCAACGATGCGCCGCCCGCGAACTCGCCGAAGTCGGCGACGGTCCGCAACGGTGATGGCCGCATCGTCGCCAACAGCAACCTCCCCAAGGGCCAGAGCTTCGTGCGCATGGCCGGCGCGCTCGCGCTCGCCAAGGGCAACGTCTCGCAGGCCCTGGAAATCGCCAAGCGCTGGAAGGACTCGACGCCCGAGGTCTCTAACGTGCTCGAGTTCGCCAGCAAGCGCGGCGGCACGCTGGGCATGGCCGAGGACATGCTGGTGCAGAAGACCGCCGTCGCGGCCGGTACGACGACCGACAGCACGTGGGCGTCGCCGCTGGTGCAGTACGACAACATGGCGTCCGAGTTCGTCGCGTTGCTCCGTCCGCAGACCATCCTGGGCAAGCTCCAGGGTCTGCGCCGCGTGCCCTTCAACATCCGGTTCCCGTCGCAGTCCGCGGGCTCCTCGATGGGCTGGGTCGGCCAGGCGCTGCCGAAGAAGGTCAGCAAGCTCACGCTCGGCACCAACACGCTGGGCTTCGCCAAGGCGGCCGGCATCGTGGTCATCACCAAGGAACTGGCGATGTTCTCGTCGCCGTCCGCGGAAGACCTGGTGCGCAACGACATGATCGACTCGATGCGCGCGTTCCTCGACCAGCAGTTCATCGACCCGGGCGTCGCCGCATCGGCGAACGTCTCGCCGGCTTCGGTCACCAACGGTCTGACCTCGCATAACCAGGCGACGGGCAGCACGCTGGCGACGTTCGAAGTCGACGCGGCGGCGGCCATGGCGGTGCTGATGGCCGGCGAAATCGACTTCACGTCCGCGGTCTGGGTCACCGACCCGTACACGGCCATGAAGATCGGCATGCTGCGCGACGCCTCGGGTGACTACGCTTTCCCGGGCGTCAACATGATGGGCGGGAC